GGGGCAACCAAGTACTCAGGGCAAGTCTGAGTGAATTGGCATCTAGGTTTTTGACATGGTTCAGCATGAAAGTTATTTGGGTTTTGGCAGAAATAGCGATATTTCTCTTCGCAGCCAGTGAGAAGTAAAAGAAGCAACAGATATTTCATTTACCAAGACCAACCTTTCCAAGTAGAAGATTGACAATTCTGTCAGACAGATCATCAGGTAAGAACTTCAGAAAACCCAAGAAGTACAAAGCCACTACCCCATAAACAAATATCTTTAGGCTGACAGACCATATAACCGAGTGGGATTTCTGTTGGGCAGTATGGCCTACTGACCAATGTATCATCAAGCACCGATATAGGGGTGGAATCCATGCCACTCACAACAATACAGTAAACGCTGGCGTATCAATAGTTACGGGGCATTTGCACTCCTTGAAGGTCACGCCATTCTCTGATTACAACGGGTGTAGATACGGGGTAGATACAGGAACTTTAGCTGAGACTGACGGGCCACAGTTTACCTATGCTGAGATAAACCCAAACAACCACAGATCAGGGTTTGCGGTGTTAAACTTCTTCAATGGTCAGCTTTTATGGCCTGAACTCGTCCATAAATTTGATGAGGACATGGTTCAGTTTAGGGGTGAAGTGATTGATGTAGGTGCGTTTTGAGTGCTTGGCTAATCATTCTGACGGGGGCAATCTACGCCTACATTGCTGGTGAACAGCTATTGAAAGATAACCCACACATGGCTATTGTGTACGCAGGGTACGCCTTTAGCAATGTGGGGCTTTATCTGTTGGCAAAGTAGGTTTTATTCTTCGTCAGAAGTTAAACCTGCAACTATCACTTCTTCTTCTTCTGTATCTTCTTCTTCATCACAGTCAACAGCTTCATATTCAACTGCCCATCCAAACGACTCTTGGAATTCAATAAACTCCTGAATAACCTTGATTTTATCAAAGTCATCGGTTTCAACTGTAATCTTCTCATCTATGTTCCAACCAAATTCCATTTCAAATTTCATGATTTTCTCCTAGTGCAACCGATTGTTGCTGTTAAATCGTAGATCAACTTTATGTCATAAACAAGACCTAGTTTCTTATCTCACTCTCCTCAAAGGCTCTTGGTACTTCTCAGGTGGTGGTGGCAGCATCTTCTCAGAAGGTGGTGTCCATCCAAACTTTCTCCAAATGGCTTGAACGTCTGATCCTGAAGACCATTTAAAGTCTTTGTTTGGCACTGAGGGATAACTGATCTTAGAATAAGGTGGTTTTTCTATCATTTGACGGCTTTCATAATTCGTTGATTTCTGCCAAATTTGCCACGTTTGACACCTGATACTTCAATAAATCCCTTGTCCAACAAAGCACGATACCTTGCTGTTATAGAGGAATATGGGTAGTTTGGATACATCGCTAGTATCTCGTCTGAGATACACCCGTCAGGAAAGCCCTTTATAGCCTCGTAGACAAGAGTTTCTAGCTTGGTGGTATCAACTGCTTGAGCCGCCTGATGGCTCGTTGTGGGGTCTTCTCTTCTAGCCAGTTTAAACGCTGGCGTACCAAAGAATCTCTCCATCGACTGTTTCATGTTGTCAAAAATCATTATTAACTCCTATTGGGTGGGGCTACGACTGTTCGCCTACTAGCTTTCAAAAAAGTAAAAACAGCTTTCACCCCGTGGTTATATTAGCTTAAAACGGGTCTTTATCAAAATCGTCTAACCACTCTTTGTGTTCAGACATATCGGCCTTTTTAGGCATTGGTTCTTTTGGTGAAACAGCAAGTCCCATAAACTTTCCTGACTTACCCTCTTTAACCCATGCGGATAACCAGTAATCTTTCCCATCTACAGTTATGTTCCCTTTGTAGTGGGGATGTTTCTCTGTTTCCTTTTTGTCGTTTTTGAACAACACGCCTGAGTTATCCTTTTTTTCCATTACATTTCCTTCGCTTTCTTTAACGCTGCACGCACTTTACTAGGTAGGAGTGTCCACAAGGCGATCTTTTGTTCTGCATCAAGGTTCTCTCCTTCCAACTTATCCCAAGCTGCCTTGGGGTCACCTTGCTCACACATGGCAATCAACTCTATTGCCATCTCTTGCAAGTACTGTAATTCCTCTTGAGGAATGTTATCCATTGCGCCTTGAGTAGGTGTAATCACTACTGATCTGCCCTCTTCGGGGACGTCTTCACCGCTATACAAATATAGACCCAAACCATGTAATGCCAGGGCTTTGGTCATACAACGCATAATGGCAGTATTTACAGCAAAAGCATCAGGGTTAAGAATTGCTTTGTTTCTGTAGTCCATCACAGGAAGTTGGCAAGTCATTGGCTTATCAAACATGGTAACTGTAACGAACACCATTGCTGTGCCATTGATCTCCATGTAGCACTTGCAATTAAACATCTCTATTCTGTAGGAAGCCTTTGGATCGGCTTTAAGAGCCTCTGCCCATGCCCAAGCCCACGATAAGTAGGATAGGCCGTTCTTCTTCTCAACGTGTTCGTTGACGTTCTTTTTAAGTAACATTTCTATTGACATATTAACTCCTTTGATTTTGATCTAACTCGTCTTCAATGATTGCTTTTTGTTGGTCAAGGTCTAAATCCTTGAACTCGATAAAGTCTGCTTCTTGGCAACAAACTATTTTATTTCCCTTGATTGTCAGGCAATAAGGGCAGTAGTGGATATCTGAGAAATGTTCAGAATACTGTACAAATACTGTTTTCATGTCAGACTCTCGAAAGCCATTTCCCACAGAACATCACCTGCTAGATCGGTGAGCTTGTTCAACTCATCTTCTGTTAGTGGTGTTCCATCTTCATAGCATCCATTTGAAAAGTAGGCATCACAGAAATCTGGATAATCTCCGCTAACCACTCCATCTACTTCTAGGTCTACAACCTTTTTTCCATTAAGCATTGGCATTATTCGCCCCTTGCTTTGAGCATTGCATCTGCTTGGTCATAAGCTAATTGAGCAATGCTAATTTCGCTACCATCTTGATGCCATTCGCAAGATGCCTTTAACAGATTATCATTTGTTAAAAATCCTTGCATAGCCTTGGCAGCAAAGTAGTCACGTAAGGTCATGCCATTCCACGTAGGCAAATGCTCTTCATACTCGCAAGGAAACGCTGGTTGATTTTTCATATTCACTCCTGTAGGTTTATTAAAATGTGGCTTAATTACTGCCCACATCGATAATGTGCCACACCTTTTTAGCCTTTTACATAGGGGTTTTCCCTAGTTGTGGACACTTTTTTTCTATGCTAATCTAAAAAGACTTGTCCTATTAGTAAATAGCCCTTCCTCTCCTTCCTTCCTCTTATGCACATAGAAATACTTGAAAAAAGATGCGCTGAAGCCTTGCTTGGGTACTCTCAAACAATGGCAGATGCTTATACAACCGAACCAGAGGATTCCATTGCGGCTGTAACAGCTTTGCTTGCCAGAACGCTAGAACTTCATCTAAACCGCCCAATTAACCTAGAGAACCTATGACCCAAGAATCAGTTATCAGATGCCTACAAAACGGCCCACTTACTTCCTACCAAATAGAAGACTTAACTGGCATACCAAGACTATCCATCGCAGCTTGTTGTACAAAAATGAGCCACAAAAAGAAACTAAAAATTGGAAAAATTAAGATGGGTCGGTCATGGGTTTCTCAGTACACCCTAGAGCCACATATGATTGAGGCTGAAAAGGTTGAAGAGCCTCGTGATCTGCTAAACCCGTTTGACATCAGAAACGCAAAAGGCATCTTCACTAAGGCTGAATATGCTTCTATGAACGCCCAGGCTGTTCGTTTGTTTGGCAGAAAACCAACAAATGAAATCACAAATAATCAATTTATTTGAGTTTACAAAGTAGAATTAGTTTGATATTATGGAATCCAGCTAGGTACGAAGTTGCTAGCGTACCGAAAAGAGTTAACCCTTCTCCTGCTGGCAATTCCTTCAAAGGGTGGTTAAAAAGCGGAATATATGCACTACTACCAGTTTCACATTGGTGACTACAAAAGTCACACCCACCACCTTTCTTTGTTGGAAGATTTGGCTTACAGACGTTTGCTAGACTTCTACTTTTTGCATGAAAAACCCATAAAACACAGGGATGTTGCTCGTCAGATCGGTATGCGTGAGCATGAAGAAGACGTAATGACTGTCCTCAATGAGTTCTTCATTTCAACAGAGGATGGCTTTGTTTCTCCTCGTGCAGACAAGGAAATCAAACAATACAAAGAGTTTGCTGAAGCAGGTAAACGTGGGGCGGCTAAGAGGTGGGGAACACCCCCCAATGGGGAGGCTATTAGCCCCCCTAATGCTACCCCAATAGCAACCACTAACCAAGAACCATTAACCACTAACCATAAACCAATTAAAGAGAACAAGCGTGGCTCACGCCTCGCCCAAGATTGGTTTCTCAGTAAATCAATGGGAGATTGGGCTACTCAGGAAAGACCAGACCTAGATGTTCGTCAGGTTGCTGAACAGTTCAAAGATTATTGGGTTGCCCAAGCAGGTCAAAAAGGAGTGAAGTTGGATTGGGATGCAACATGGAGAAACTGGGTACGCAACACCAAAGCTGTTAAACCAAATCCCTATGACGTTGGGAGGCTCACTGTTGCGCCATCAAATGAGCCTGATCCACAACTTTTAAAGATTATTGCTGATGCAAAGAATGCAGCACCTATGCCTGATTTTGTTCGTCAGTTTGCTAAACAAGTGAAAAAAGCATGAACTACTTTGAAGCCATGAGACTGCTAGACAGGGTTAAAGAGGGTGTTCCGATTCCTTTGCGCCTCATAAATGAAGCGTTAATCCTAACTGGCGACTTGGATGAGTAGATACCAATGGTATACAGCAGAAAAAACATATCCAATGCGGGTGACAGAGTAATCCTTGAGCAAGCCGAGGCAAGAGAGCTGTATCGTAATTGGGAGTGGGGAAAGAATCGTGACCTTATCAGGGCAAGATTGGAACGAGCCGAGCGAATCTATGGAACTGGTGCGAGAGATCGGATTCGCACTTACATGGCACAAATGAGAGAAGGAACACTTTTATGAGATATGCCGCTAGGGTAGATGCCAACCAAATACAAATTGTGAGTGCTTTGCGATCTGCGGGTGCTTATGTTTGGATTATTGGTCTGCCTGTTGACCTATTGGTAGGGTATAAAAACCACACCTTTTTGGTAGAGATCAAAACAGACCATAAAAAGAAGTTTACCAAGCTACAAACAGACTTCTTTGAGAATTGGTCGGGAAGTACATTATCGAGAATTGACAACCCTGAAGCGGCTCTACGCATGATCGGAGTAGTCAAATGAACCCATACGAAATATCCAGTTCTACTTGCATCAGTTTTTCTGGTGGCAGGACTTCTGCCTATATGCTTTACCGAGTGCTGCAGGCTCACCACATGAGCCTACCAAATGAAGCAAAGGTAATATTTGCCAATACTGGCAAGGAAGAAGAAGCTACCCTAAAGTTTGTCGATGAATGCTCTAAGCGTTGGAATGTGCCAATTTCTTGGCTGGAGTACATAGAAGTTGATGGTGAACACTCTTTTAAACAAGTTGATTACCAAACTGCCAGCAGAAATGGTGAACCTTTCGAGCAAATCATTAAACATTTTGACAATGCATTGCCAAACGGAAGGGCTAGATACTGTTCCGCAAATCTAAAAACTAGGACTTTTCACAGGTATTTAAGGTCTATTGGCTGGAAAGAATGGGAGTCATTTATTGGGATTCGTGCTGATGAGCCTAAACGAGTAGTCAAATTTAGGGCAAATCCCAATCCAGAGGGTGGGCATGAGACTGTATTTTTGCCATTGGCACAGGACAATATTTCATCTAAGAATGTGAGTGACTTCTGGAAACAACAAGATTTCGATTTAGGCCTGCCAAATATCAATGGAAAAACCATGCATGGCAATTGTGATTTGTGCATGTTGAAACCAAAAGCACAGATTCTTAGCCTTATTCAAGAAAAGCCAGAGAGAGCATTGTGGTGGATAAAACAAGAGGAAGAAGCCTTCAATAGATGCCCTGGCGATGGGAAATTCTTTGCCATTGATAGACCAACTTATGCACAAATGTACAAATACGCTGCAGAACAAACCGATATGTTTGATCAAAACGAAGAAGCAATTTCATGTTTTTGCGGAGACTAAGGGTTTATCCCTATTCAAAACATTTCAAAACAGGAATAACATTTAATTTTTAACAGGAGTGAATCATGGAAAACAAGTATGAATTTGACACCACAGCAGGTGCTGGCAGCGAAGTGGTAACGATTGTCTATCAGTATGAACACGATGGGGAAACCAGTTACAACGAGAACATCGAGGAAATTTGGTTTGAGGGTCGCAACGTCATAGGGCTTTTCTCTGACGAGCAATTCAAAGAATTAGAGATGGAAGCAGCAATGCGGTTTCAGCACCACAAACTCAACTACAAAATGGAGGATGTATGACCATAGAAGGCATTATCCGCATGGCAAAACAAGCAGGGTTTGCTGATGAAGAAATTGATACTTGTCAACAGATATTGATTCACTTTGCCAAACTGGTAGCAGAGCATGAACGCAATGAAATAATCGAAATTTTGGATGCTTCAACTGGATACGTTCACATGGATGCAATCAGGGAAAGAACATGAGTGATAACCCCCATAAAGCGGTGCAATTCCTGATTGACACTGCACCCCTCTACAGCAAGGCCAAGGCTACTAGGATGTACTTAGAAGAATTCAGGAAATCACGCAAGGCTCAACTCATGAGCCAGGCAGGAACAGAGGTTTTAGGAAAGCAAGAAACCTACGCCTATGCTCATGCTGACTACATCGAAATACTTGAAGGAATCAGGGAAGCAGTGGAACTAGAAGAGCGTTACCGCTGGCTTATGACAGCAGCACAAACCCGCATTGAGGTATATAGAACCGAGCAATATAGTGCTAGGCATGAAATAAAAAATACCCAATAATGCAATCAAAGAACAAACTCAAACCGAGCGCAGGGGAAAGGCTGCACATAGCCAAAATTAAACTCATGCCATGCATTATTTGCGATTCACCACCACCGAGCGAATGCCATGAAATAAACCAGGGGCAATGGTTTACATCGATGCCATTGTGTGCTGATTGTCATCGGGGAAGCTTAAACGGGATACATGGGCAGCGCAGATTGTGGAACGTCTACAAAATGGACGAATTGTCAGCATTAAATGAAACTATCCGCAGAATATGCGAAGAGATGCCCCTAAAAAGCATTAAAACCCCGTTCTAGGCGTTTTTTATCATCGGTGCATAGTAGGGTAGCATAAACCAAAAAAAAGCCCGTAAAGGCTTAAATTTTAGGCAACAAAAAACCCACCGAAGTGGGCTGTAGGTTTAGCGTTTACCGCTTAATATTCGCAGAATTAGGGCTGCAATGGCATATATCATTCTAGCCCCTTAGATTTGCTTCAACTTGATAACCCGAGCCATTTTCAGCCCATGGGCAGGGTATGCAATCAATGGCACATCCTTAGACCAGCAGGCTCGGCATCCGTTACAGTTACCCCCATGTTTGTATGCTTCGCACAATTGAACCCCATCCCGAGCCTGGAAGGTTGAAACGTCTGGCCCGATAACCGATCCATGGGTGAACCATTGGCTGCCAACTAGAATGCATAAATTCCCTAAATTTGCCCATGTTTTCGCACAAATGGAAACTCTGCCCAATGTAAAGGTTAGATTTTCTAGTGATTCAGTTCAAGGGGAATTTATAGAGGGTTTGCATGGA